GATAAAAAAAATTGCGGATCTTCGCAAGCTCAGTGTGTTGAACTGGAAGCGCCTGGCAGAGACTACCTGCATGAAAGCAGCCTAAGGAGCACAGCATGAATTGGATTTTGATTTTGTTTGTTCATGCTGGTGCGCTGAGCAATGCTGACTCAATGGCACTGACATCGGTGCCAGGATTTCGCAATGAAGCTACATGTCAGGCAGCTGGGCGAGCCAGTGAAGCATTGACCAAGGGCACTACCAAAAACACCCGCTGGGTGTGTGTGAAACAAGACTGACATGAGCAGTGACAAGGCCTTTTTTGGCACTTTACTTGCCTTGATGGCCTTGTTTTTTGGACATCCATTCATTACATTTTTGATTTTTTGTATAGCAGTGCTCTAGATTCAGGAGCAACATCATGGCACAAATCACAGCATGGAAAAGCGAAGCAGACGGCAAGATCTTTGAGGACAAATCAAAGTATCAAGCCCACCTGCGCAAGCTGGCACGCCATCGCTTGGCTCAAAAGAAACTGCGTCTTGATCGTGAGGCCAAGGATGCTGTGTGGATTGAATTCTACAATCGTGAGCAGAGTCTTGAGCAATGGGCACAGATGGTGATTGACAATCAGCACCTGTTTTGGGCCGAAGCAGCCGCAGGTGATCCGCGCGACTGGGACAATGTTGGAAAGAAAATTAGCCGCGGCAAAACGGCCACTGTCATGCCCTGCCCTGAAATCTTGGAATTCACCAAGTTTGATTTGCGCTGGAGTGACTCAGTCAGCAACACACACTCATGCCCACACAACGGTGTCACAAACTGGAGCGGTCGTGACGAACAGGCACCACACGGCTACCCCGGCTGGCATGGTCACATCGAGTGGCTGGTGCGCTGGCCCAAAGAGTTTGACTACATCTATCTGGGCAGTGATTTGTTCTCCGGTGGCACTTTTAAAACCGGACGTCAACGTGCCCACACTGGATCGGGTGGTGGTGCTGGCGGACACTTGAACAAGAAGTGGAACACTTGGTGCCATCGTCCATATTATGACTTCAGCATCTATGCCGCAGACTGGCCCGGCATGGCTCGCTACTACGAGAAGCGTCGAGTGTGGCATACACTCAGCGACGGTGTACAGTTTGTATGATATCGGATCTTGATCGCAACTAGCCAACTCCGCGATCATTTTCACAGGCACTTTGGTGCCTGTTTTTTTGACTGAAAATTCTTGCCAGGCTTATATATTGTATGCCAAAATATCTTGTTATTCAACTGGGTCAAAGCGGAGATTTGATTTTGAAATTTCTTCTGCGCCAAACAGAACTGGTCACACTGTGGTTAGAAAGAATGAATCTGCGACACAATTGGGCATTGGATCACAGAGACAGATTTTATAATTTTAATTCAGGCAACAAAGAAATTGAATTGGCAGTGATATCAATCAAACAATGTATCAGCACCATAAACAGTTTTGAAAAAATCATTGATCGAGAGTTTGAATTCACACAGGATCATTTGAATTATTTGCATCATATTTTCGAAGTGTATCATGGATTACTAGATCAACAAACTCATGCTTTTTGGATCAAAGCTCCTGACTCTGTGAAAAGAGCTTTGGCTGAACTGAACATAGCAGTTCATCGCTGCGAAAGTGTAAATCGTGGCCAACATCCGAGGTTTGTGTGTACATGGTTTGGCATGCCCAAAATCAAACAGCTCGATGAAACAATTAAAAAAAGATATGGTGAGTCTAGTTTGAAGTTTGGTACAGTGTATTTGAACTATTGTGAAATTGGAAAAACCCTTGAAGAATTGACCATTGACAACGATAAGTACATCAGCAACGATGCCTTCCGGCCATTTGGGCACTACAGCGCTGACTTCAACGTTCAATTTGGTGATCGTGATTTGGGCAGCATGTATCAACCAATACAACGCTACATTGAGCAGCACATGGATTTTTTCCTTGCTCAAGGCATCACTTCAGTGTACAATGTTCAAGCAAAGCCACTGAGATTTCCAATTGCTGACTTGGAAATCACTGGCAGCAAAAATGCGCTGCTAGATCAAATATCTCAACGTCAGTGGGTCTACAATGTATACTTAGAATGAAAACATGTACCATAGTGATCAAAGATGAAGTCAACATCAAAATTGAAGGCCTTGATCTTGACACACGACGTGACTTGGTTAAAAAATTCAAATACGATGTGCCTTATGCTCGCTACTTGCCAGCAGTGAGACTGGGACGTTGGGATGGCAAAGTGGCCTTTTTTCAAATGGGCGGCAGTACCTATACCAATCTGCTGCCTGAAATACTGCCAGTGCTGGAAAGTCAGAACTACGACATTGAACTGGACGACCAACGCACCTATTCCACAACTTTTGATTTCAAAAGTGTAACCGAAGATCACTGGGCTGATCGATCCTGGCCCACTGGACATCCTGCTGCTGGTGAACCTGTAATGTTGCGTGACTATCAGGTAGAGATTGTCAACAACTTTTTGTCCAATCCGCAGTGTATTCAAGAAGTAGCCACTGGTGCTGGCAAGACCATTATGACTGCTACTCTCAGTGCTGCCATAGAGTCCTATGGCAGATCAATTGTGATTGTGCCCAATAAAAGTCTTGTGACTCAAACAGAAAAAGACTATCGCAACGTAGGCCTAGATGTGGGTGTTTACTTTGGCGATCGTAAAGAGCACGGGCATCAGCACACCATCTGTACCTGGCAGAGTCTTAATGTGCTGCTCAAAAATACCAAAAATGGCACTGCCGCCGACACCATTGGTGACTTCATTGAAGGTGTGATCTGTGTGATTGTGGACGAAGTACACATGGCCAAAGCTGACGCACTCAAAAGCCTGCTGACAGGTGTGATGAGCCATGTGCCCATTCGTTGGGGACTTACAGGAACTGTGCCCAAAGAAGCCTTTGAGTTCAAGGCTCTACATGTCAGCCTTGGTCCTGTGATTGGCCGACTCACTGCCAATGAACTTCAACAACAAGGTGTGCTGGCTCAGTGTCATGTGAACATAGTACAGTTGGTAGATCATGTGGAATACACCAACTATCAAAGCGAACTGAAATACCTGCTGGAAGAATCAGGCAGACTGGATGCCATGGCCGAACTGATTGAGCATGTTAACGAAACTGGCAACACATTGGTATTGGTTGACCGTGTGGCAGCTGGTCAGGCTTTGGTTCAACGATTGGGGCATAGAGCTGTGTTTGTGTCAGGAGCAACCAAAGCCAAGGACAGACAGGATGAATATGACGAAGTGGCAGAATCTAGCGACAAGATTATTGTGGCGACTTATGGTGTGGCCGCTGTGGGTATTAATATCCCTAGGATTTTTAATCTGGTTTTGGTGGAACCCGGAAAGAGCTTTGTTAGGGTTATACAAAGCATTGGACGCGGAATCCGTAAGGCAGAGGATAAGGACCATGTCCAAATCTGGGATGTTACCTCCACGTGTAAATTCTCAAAACGACACTTGACCAAACGCAAGGCTTATTACAAAGAAGCCAACTATCCTTTCACTCAGGACAAATTAGAGTGGATGAAAATCAATTAATCTTTTTACAGTTCTCGCCGTGCCAACGATTGTAGTTTGATTGTCCACCAATAATGCTATCGCAATGAGGACATGTAAATTTAGGCTTTGGTATTCTTAATTTATTTTTTGTTTCGTCTGTTCTTGGTTTACCCTTGCTGTGCCCTGGTTTTCCTTTGAGCCAAGTTGGTACTCTACCTTTTAACGAGTTGGATATATTTTTTCGAGTTTTGTCAGACACTACTACAATTTTCCCCAATTGGCTCTCACTAATTTTACGCCTAGTCTCTATAGAGTGACGATAGTGTTGTCGAGACTCAAGTATTTTGGCTACAGTTTCTGGAGAATTAGTTTTACCTTTTCGTGCTGTTGATAACTTTTGTTTTGATTCTTTGGAATGCGATTTACCTTTAAATGCTGATTCTCTTCCTTGGCAAGATTTAGATAATTTTTCTCTAGTTTCTTTAGATACAGTTTTGCCTTTATGTAGTTGTGAGGAGTATGTAGCAATTAGCATTTTTGCTAACTCATATGCCTTTCCGTTAGAAACAGTTCGATTTTGATGTTTATTTTTTGTTCGTAATATCATCCAGGCAGCATACCACATGCTTTTGGTATGCTCTGCTGTGATAGTCATCTTAGGTAAGAGTATGTGCAACAACCGATGTTCTTTTCCTGTTACAACAACCAGGTTATCTTTAGAGTTACTTCCTCCTAGTGCTTTTGGGATAATATGATGAATTTCGGTATACGTTTTATCTAATAAAACTCTTGACTTTGCTCGGTCAATGATGCTATAATAACATTTAGTATATTTGTTTTGTAAATACATGACTGATAGTTCCTTAATAACTGTTAGAGCAGATGGTAGTTGACGCTACGCGATCTGCACTTTTATTTATGTCGGAGACGAAAATTAGAATCCTTACCTTAGACAACGCTTCTTACGAACTTGACAGCTTGCCTGAAGAAGTCGATGACATGAGATTTGCCATCTTAGACAACTCAGATCCTGCCAATCCAGACTATCACTACATACCATTGATATTTTTAGAAAGTTTCAATGCTCCAGCATTGGTACTACAAATAGGCAGCCACAAAATTCGAATGCCATTGGATTGGCAGATACTGATCGGCGAGCACGATCTTGGTGATCTTGAAATGTTGTCTTTGACCGCAGTAAACGATCGAGGATTTTCTGTATTTGAGTTCAACCCACTCAGCAGCTTTCGCCCTAGCTTTCCTAAAATAGAAATTGTGGATGTGTATCAAGAAGTGGCATGGTATGCGCCCAAACTAAAAAATGGCCAAATGCTGTGTGTGCCACTCACTGACGATCCAGAACCACCTTGTGTGTATTTTGTCAAAGACATCAGTCGCAATTGCGAAATTGTAGACTACAACCGAGCATGGTAGTGACATCATGGGCAGTTTGAAACCCGGAGCCACTTACATTTACGAACGAGCCAATGGTCGTATCTATGCCAGAGAGTTTGGCAGCAGTGATCGACAATTGGTTGGCTATGATTCGCAAGTACAGGCACACAGGGAACAACGCTATTACATGAATCACATCAATGATGTATTGACCATGTGCGAATCAGATCCGGCCATGAAACAGTTGCTGGAACAATTGTTTGTGCTGTATAATTTAAAGAAAAATCATGAGTGACAAGCTTAACATTGGCAACGAAATGCGTATGCTGGACACCAAGCAACGAGATTTCTACGACAGTCTTACCACAGAAGAGCGCAAAAAATTCAGCAACTTTCTCATGATACGCTGGAGCAGTGCTGTGGACGGATCTAGAGAGATTCAAGAGTACTATGTTCAAAGCACCAATCACTATCTCAATCGTCACTTTTTTTCTGTAAACCGGCATCCCAAACTT